CGGAGAAACAAAAGGAACTTCAAACTCAAAGCAACTAGAATCTTTAAGATCAAAAACTTCACAATAACTGAAAGGCTGGGGCAACCCTGAAGCTATCTCAATAGTGGGTATGATATTGGTCACCAACCCAACTGGACCAGGATCACTAACACCTGGAACAAAGGCAACCATAACACGCCCACCATGAAACTTGGTTTTGGAAAAAGTAAACTTAAACTTCATAGTGCCCCTCCAATACCTAAAGAAGGTAGAGACGTAACAAAGCGGCGAACACGCAATGCTATTAGTAGTAGCTGTGGAACCACCTGGCAAAGCAATATTGCCACTAGGCCGCAAAGCATTAGTGCGGAACCAAAAATTTGTGGGACAAATCTGGCTACCATACAGAATAGAACCAGTCGTATCTGTGGTAGCCATTGTACCGACAAAAGCTTGACCGTACTTACCAATAACATATTGTATGGCCATTTCATCAACCTCTGTACCTCCTGCTAAAGCATCAACTGCTAACCTATTGTTCTGGAAAGGAGCTAAAACATATGAGGCAGTGTCTATGTCGACATTGGCCTCACCAATATGCGCATTGCGCATGACGCGAGTAGGCGCTTCTTGAACCTGAGGTTTAGCAAACCCGAAAGCACTAGCAACGTTGGCGCCCGCATCTAACAGGTTTGCGGTCATACTACCTACACTACCTAACAAAGGAACATAAGGAGCGACAGTGCGAATGGTAGTGGCCGCTTTACGTGCAAAATCACTACCTTTCACAGTTCTCTCCTCAGCTAACGTAGCATTGCCAGAAACCTTCCCTTTATATGCTGAGTTTGCCGTAGGCTTAGCATCAGCCAAACCAGACTGAAGTAAAACAGAACCAGCTGTGGCTGGCATAGAGCCTATCAACTCAACATCGTGCAAAGAAACCAATATTTTGTAAGTAGGTGCATTAGCACCTGCCAAAGTACGATAAGGCATCAATGCCGTAAGACCATACAAACCAACACAAGCATTGGTGGAGGTGTCACCTCCAACAAGTGGATACAAAGGCATAAAATCCTGCGGATAAAGAAAAGGAACATCAAGAACAGACATGGTCGTCTCCGCTACGTCGTGCTTGACGTGAGGGAGATTAGTGACAAAAGCAGGATTAAAGTTACGTGGGTACTGGTTCGTGTTACCAAAACTCGTACCATACTGAAATGACTGAGCAAGCACTGTTGCCTGAAAAGGTGTGGAAGCAGTCATAAGGGTAAAACGCGTAGTAAATCTAATACCATAAACTCCCTGAATCCTATTCAAAAGATTAGGGAACCATGTGGTAGTCAAATTAGTGCGCGAAATATCCCATGAAACAAACGTTGAACGTGTAGTAGGTAACGAACCGGAAGAAACTAAACGTGGACGAGCAAGATAATCCAACAAATCTTGATAGCCTGTTGTTGGTACTACAAAGCCGGTCTTGGCTTTAATACCAACCTTAACTGACTCACAAGCTTCGTTGGATATATCCGCAACGCCCAATTGCTCTGGGCGTGAGTTAAGGGTCAAGCCCTCAACCTCATTACATTGAACCAAGGTATCTCTAAGATCTTCATTATGTGATGTAGCGAGACTAATACGAGGAGCCACAGCCTCAAATGGCATCCAAGTAACACAATTCTCTGACTCAGTCTGAGTAGTAAGCTAAAAAGCAAGGGTAAAGCGGTTATCCTGACGGTAGGTTTGGCCATGTGTTAATTTATTTATCCAAACTATACCCGTATATAAACCTAAAACCAAGCATCAAGGCGTGCTTTCATCATCTGCTGGTAGGCCTCTCTACCTTCAAAGTCGGTCGTAAACCCACCTTCTTGTAAGGCTGTCTGCACGAGCGGAAAGTACTCTTCCCACATCTCGATACTATGGAGACACAGCTCACCAAGCATGTTCTCCAGATTGTGTTTCATTTCATTGGCTAGATTCTTGTTGTTCTTATAGTAATAAGCAACAAAAAGAAAACTAGCTGGGTCCAAAGGAGCGACCCACCCACCAGCACCAAGCTTGTCCTTAACAAACCGGCGCTTCAAGAAAGTACACTCTTCAAGTGTACTATAAGGATGCAGTTCCGCATCCTTAGTCCCTGCTGTGTAAGTCAATCCAAATTGCTCGTGCATGTCACGTGCAACTGTGACCTGGTTGAAAACCTCTGAAACTTCATCGCTGACATTCACGATGTTATCATCACCAAAAGTGGCAATGTAAACGTGATTCCACATGTTCGTGTAATCACTCGTCGCCTTGCAGTAACAAGCCGTAAGAGTGATCAAAGAATACAAGGAATTCACTGGAGTCGTGAATGGATGTCCACTAGGAAGTGACTTGTTCCACTGATACACGTAGCTTTGGTCGCGACCGCTACCTCCCAGGTGGCGAGAATGCACCAAGTCCAACCACAAGATTGAACGCACTTTAGCATTCTCTTCACCATCATTGTACCACCTGTTGACAAAGTCAAGGATGGCAAAGTGAAGGTACGGCTGCTCAGAAGAATCGAATCTCTTAAAATCACCGTCGAAGCATTTCGACCCATGCTCAGAGAGCTTGGTGGCAAGTAACCACCACTCTGAGTATGGATTGATGCCAGGACACATTCCCGAAACGGTATGATGTCTAAACATGGAAGCCATGAAAGCGCCAAAGTACATTCTGAAGGCAATAACGTAGTCCAAAGGTGCTCCACTGATAACACGTGTAGCACCTGCGTCAACCTTGGCGTGAGGTCGCGTCTCATCCTTGAGGAAATCGACAAAGATGTGCGCAAGCCTTTCACCGCGCTTGGCGCTATCCACGATCTTGTCGATGCGGCCAAACAACTCCACACACTCAGGAGAGTCAAAGGAGAAATCAGAGTCACTCCCAAAGAAGTCTCTCTTACCTGCTTTTGTACTCAAAACGTATGGGTAACCCGCTGACGTAGAACGCGAGATAGACTTGATCTTCAAGCCTTCAACCCCAGAAACCGCTTCTTGTTTGGTGAAAATACCTGAATAATCACCAAGCGAAGCCTCCCGAAAAGGCTTGGTTGCCAAAGAAACAATTGCGTCCAGATTGGGCACCTCACGGTACTCTACTGGCGACGTGTACGCTTCAAGACCCTGTAGCATAGGAGACACTCTCTCGCCCTCTTTGTTAAAGAAGGGCTTCAAGTGCGCCGGACGCTGTGGGTTAGGTCCGAAAAGCTCAAGCTCACCAATAGGTGACAACTTGAGCTTGGAATTGGGGCTCAACGAAACGGCCATATCAACTTGTCCAATGTAAGTAAAGCTTCCCTCAATCAATCCATCGCCCTTAGGGAATCCAGACTGTTCTTCTGTGCCAAGATCAAGCTTGACACCGCGTGTCGCCAAATCTTCAATCATCACATCGCTGTCGATTCCAAGTTTGACCTTGGCATCATTCACCATCTCAAGTGTGATAACAGCACAGAAACCCTTACGTTGGAAAAGACCAGGTGAGCCTGCCACATGGAAACCAAGATAGCATCTTCCACCAAAGTGCCTGTTTTCGGCAATGGTTAAGGGCGCACCACACATACCTTTCTCAGTGTCCATGTTGTAGGACAACACATCCTTGTTGTCCACACCTCCAGGGCAAATGGACTTGCAGTACTCGAACTTAGGAGCTGAAAGCGTGTGTCTCATCTCGTGACGCCCGTCCTTCCTGTTCTGCTGAATCATAACATCAAGGCGCACCGCTCCGCAAGAGACAATCGCTTTCTGGTACAACTCATCTGTGAGGAAGTACTGCGTGATACGTTTCGAAGCCAACAAACTGCCCCTGGGAAAAACCAGGAACTCAACATCGCGGTCGTAAACTGCAGCGCGCTTAAAGCCAAGGTACTGACCTACCGTAAAGTAAGTCTTCGTGCCATAAAGCGCGCGCACGAAAGTCAGCCGCGTGTCGTTGTCAACTTTGCCACTGGCAAGCAAATCATGAAGCTGTCGAGAAAAGTGCTTAGGTGCCATGGCCAGATTCATCTCAATGAACTGAATCTGACCAATTTGCACCTCACTCTCCTCACCATACCAAAGGAACATCTTATGCGTGTTCTCATAAATGAGATTGTGTATGTGAGACTTATCCACATACCCCGACTCAACCTGCATCTTGTTCCTGAAGTAAACCTTAGAGGGCACCCCTTTTGGCTCCTTAATGTTGCTCTGGTTGACGACACGTCCACGTGGTCGTCCTCTCCCTCCTGTAAGAATGCGAAACATCGACTTGCAGAAATTGAAAATAGTG